CCTGCAGAAGTTAGTTGTGTAGATTTTATATCTACTGGATATGTACTCATAATTTTATCTCCTTAGTCGTGAGCTCCCGAAGGAGCTCACATTATTTTATTAATTAGCAGTTAAATTGTTCGCTTGAACATATTCAACTACAACTCTTGCACTACCTGCTGAAGCAGAATTAGCTATGGTAATACCATATAACTCTACGTCAGAAGTACCAGTGTTTGTCCAGACATCTACTGCTGCTGGACTCATAACTACTGAAAGTGCTGTTGCACTAACATTCGCTGCTACACAAATATCAGTAGCATCACCTGAACTATTCCCAATGGAAATAGTAGTGGTGCTTGAACTTGTGAACAACGATTCAATTATAAGTGTAACACCTATAATTTGACTTTTCGCAGGAATAACAATTCCTAACGCTGTCGCTGTAGTAGTTGCATGAGTCAGCTCTGTATCTGCTGATTGAGACATAACAACAGAACCCACATTTACCACATTTGTGCCAATCGTAGTTCCAGTTGTGTTTCTAATATTTCCAGCCTTAATTGGTCCAGAAAAAGTAGTTGTTGCCATGATTATAATCCTCCTAATTTATATGATGCAGTCTTTAGGCCGTCGACTATACTCGTCTACATCAAATTAATAATTGTATAGTAATTCATCTATACCCCAAATTTAAATTTGGCGCAAGGTATCTTGTAGTAAAAAGTTGATTTTTGATAGCGCTTAAGTGGCTATCGAAACTTCAGCTTGGGCTTCGTTTATTTTAGTTTGACGAGTATCGTCTTCAAACTCTTTGGCAATAATCTCTTTAATAACATCCTGGATTTGTCTATTGATCTCAATCATCCGAATATTATGCTTCCCTGACTTCAGGTGCTCGTTTTGCCATTCTAACTCCAAGGACTTCTTCGTAATGTACAGGTCTTCCGTCATTTATAACCTCCTCATAGGTTATCCATTTACCACGGGTAAATCCATCTTTCTCCAGTTTTACCTTATTTTGTCCTAGTTTGTCAAGGATTGATTTTTCCACACTTTCTTGGGTATCGTCAGCCACTACATCTAAATCAGCGTAGTAGCCTTCATAATGGATCTGTACTCGGAAGTTTTTCATATTTCTATCTTTATAAACGAAATGAGGCCGTTTTGAGGCGGCCTCATCTCTAATGTTATTACGCTCCTGGTGAGCCGTAAATACCTCTAGGGTCAGAACATCCGAAGACGTATCTTTCTCTAGCTTTGTATCTAACGTTCCCAGTATCGAAATCGCCTTCCATTGCAGTTGTCAATGGGGCACGATTGAACATTTTCATGCCATTTGGCACGTCTGTAATAATATACCATGCGTCCGTATCAGTTAAGAAATTATTCACTCTGTATCCTTGAGGAATCATTCCCATAGATTTAGTTGCATTGATATCATTATCAGCTGTTCCCACTCTGCCTTGAGATTTAAATAATCTTTCAGCAGTAAATTGCGTGTTAGAAGGAATGATCATTTTCACTCCTTTAGCAGCAATTTTAAGACCTCGTTCATCAGTCATTGCAGCAATGTCTATTAAAGCTTGCTCCATTGACGTTTCGTTAAGATCTGCCGCAGTTGCTAAAGTATTACTAAATACTCCTGCAATCGTCGGGTGCTCAGTACTAAATAAAGTTACAGCGTCTCCAGTTTTAAAGCTACCAGATGGTAGACCATTAATTAATGGATTGACTGCTTTTACTTCTTTAGCATTGCTCATAGATCTTGCTAAAGCTTTTGTATAACGAGAAGCAATTCTATCGTAGAGGTTATCTTCGATAGCTTCTTCTGTTATCGCAAATGCTAGAGCGATAGTCTCATTAGTGTAACGTGCTGTAAAAGTTTCTTGAGCTTCGTCATATGATATGCCTTGCCCTTCCGCTTTTACATCGGCGTTCGCGAATCCTGATAACATGACTTCTTCTTCAAAAGCCCTGTCAGAAGATTCTTGTACGTATATTTCAGCATGCTGATTTTCATACCGCTTGTATTCCAGCCCAAATAGTGCATTCAGGCCTGGCTCTAGTTCTTTAACTAGCTGTGCTCTTGATATTGCCATAGTCTATATGCTCCTAAGTTGTTTGCGAAACGATTTGGTTTGTGTTTTGACACACAATGACTGAACAGTATGCAGCAGTAATATCCTGATTTGAAGGATCTTCTGCTTCTCTGATTAATCGCCATTGGTATGTTTTCACATCCGTACCGCCAATATTCAAAGTTGTTTTAGACACGCCAGTGGCATCAGTGCCAGCTGTGTTAGTAAACATCTCGTAGGTTTCAAAGAAACCTGCTCGTGTTACTGCGTCATCTGTAGCAACAACATATTCCTGAAAAGGATAGTCATTGATAAACGCTTGAATATTTTCGCTATTTGCTGGAGTAATCGGTTGTTCGTACCAGTTAGCCCACGTCGGTTTTAAAGTAGTCGACGCGTTATAAAAGATACCATTTAACACACCTGTTACAGGTCTTGTAGCAGGGGTTAATTCAGCAGATGTTACGTACCCAGAAGTGATTTCAACCGCTCCACCGTGATATAAATCAACAGTAGATGCAGCTTCAATCCAGTATTTAGAAAGTCCCTGAGTCGCTGGGGTATTACCCAACGTACCTACAGGAACCAAACCAAAACCTTGGGTGTTACTATTTGCCATAGTTTGTTACTCCTATGTTTACAGTTTTACCTGTAAACGGTTGATTAAATCGATGATAGGGAATTGGTTGTTATCCCGAGAAAACTAGGTCTTCTTTGTACCACCGAAGGTTACACGAGATTGCCTTTCAATATTGATAGGCATCCTCTTATCCTGCTCCTTCAAAAGATCGTGTTCTACTGCTTCGCTTCGAGCTTCATGCTGTTGTCGCATGTAGTCTTCACGTTGCTTCGCAATCTCTTCTGGTACCTTTGCAAGCAAAAGGCCACCGACCCCTATTACCCCCTTGTATCGTCCTTCTTCAAGAACGGGATAGTCTGAACTATTTTTGACTTCTTCGGCACGAACTAATTCATATCCTTCTCTTAAACGTCCAGATATGTTTTTCGTATCTTGAAACCCAACAGTTTCAGCTCTAATCCATCTGTACCTGAATCCTTCAGGCGCAGGAGGTGCATCTAGAGATGATGGAGGAACCCACACTTTTGGTCTTTCAGATTTGGACCGTGTTTGGTTCGCACGAGGTGTTTTGTCTTCTTTTTTCATATTACGCTCCCTTCGTGTTTTTTAGTTGTTTTGCGTAGTCTTCGAGTGGCACTCCTAATTTTTTCGCAATAGCGACCTGAGAGGAAGTGAGTCTCACAGTTTTGCGACCAGGCTTCACGCTTCTTTTTGCAGAAGCGACCGTCTGAACGGGCGTGGTCGAATATTTATTATCACTTGTACCAAATTTATGCGGAAAGTCAACACGAATTCTTTTATCTACTTCAGCATAATATTCATCGGATTTAGGGTCAAAACCTTCTTTGTCCACTAAATCTTTATGAATTTCGAACGCAGTAAACGTCATAGCTCGATCTTGACCGAACCATGTGTTTCTTCCAGCCCAAGCTTCAGCTTGTGGATCAGCAGGAGGTACTTGAGAAGAAGGTTGTTGAGGTTCTCTCACATCACCAGGTGTAACTGGTGCTTCTTCCGCACGTACTTCTTTGCTTTGTTCTAATTTAGCATTATCAAACGCTAAAGTAGCGATCTTTTTATTCGCTTCGACTTGTGCTTTAGCATCACCAGATTCAATGGCTACGGCCAAATCTTTTTGGGCCGAATCCATTCCTTCTTTGATGCTTGACTCAAACTTTTTAATATATTCAGAGTCTGCTCTAACAAAACGTTTTTCCAACGTTTGTCGACTTGTTTCAGCCGCTCTTGCATACTCCGTAGCTGCATCCCGCTGTCTTTCAGCTTCGCGCATCTTACGAGTAAGTTTTGCAATACGAGACTGAACACCCTTGCTATATTCTTCAAGTTGTTCGTCGTCTTGTTTTTGTTCTTTTTTAATTTCTTTAACGGTTTCTGTTTCTTCTTCCTTGGCTACTGGTTCCTTTTCTGTCTCTTTCGTTTCTATGACAGATTCATCTTTGGGTTCGGGTACGTCTACATCGACCGCTGGGCCAGATGTATCGATATCTACCTCTTTCTCGCTTGGTTTCTTCTGTTCTTCTTCGGGCATAGTTTCCTCCTATGGTTAAAATTCATGCAAGAGATCTTCTGGACTCTTGATGGTTGCTAAAATTTCATCGTCATTTAGCAGACGTATTTCCCCACCTTCAATCTTAATTCTGGATCCAGCATATCGGGCAAACATTACCCATTCCCCCACCTTGCACCACGGACCTTCAGGATATCGTTCCTTGTCCTTGTAGCATTGTGGACCCATTGCCAAAATTAGACCGCATTGCGAAGCTACTTGTTGTTTCTCAAGTGTAGAATCCGCTAACA